GACCTTGCGCAAACTTGCTGCTGTTGCTGATGAGAACAGCGGTGCCTTTCCTAATGAGATGGCAATGGCATCAGCTCGTTTGCAAGAAATGATGGACAAACACCAAGTAACTATGGCAGAGTTGCTAAGTCATATTGCTGAAGGTGATGCTATTCCTAAATTCAGTTTTACCAAAGAAGAAACTTCTCTCATCTTCGGTAAAATAAAACCATGGCACTGGGGTCTTGCCCGTGCCATTGCCCGCATTACTGGCACACGACATTTTTCTACCGGTGCTTATGGATCTTCTTCAAGAGGACAAAAGAATGTCAGAGGAAATAGTATTTGTTTTTATGGTGCTGAAAATACTGTGTCAGTTGCCAGTGGTTTATTCAATGAGTGGGCAGTTACTATTGACAAGATGGCTACCAAAGCAACCAGCGAGTATTGCAAGAAACAAGAGCAGTATGAAGATGTGCGCTCAGAAATGGAATTTCAAGGAGTCAAGCAATACCGGCACCTGTCAGGACTTGGGGATGAGCATCCTAATGTGTATCGGCAGTCCTATCTTGATGGTGTGGTTGCTTCTATAAATGAAGCATTGCGTGAGCACGAGCAAGAACGCACACAAGAAACCAGCACTGCGCTAATGGTAGTGAAGAAGGCTGTTGATATTGCCTATGCAGATTATAGCCGGTATTTCAGATCTGTTGGTAAGACATCAAGTCATAGCTACAATGCCTCTGCTTATTCAGCAGGACGTGAAGTAGGTAAGAGTATCAACATTGGTGCTAAGAGAATCAGCGAAACTAAAACACTGAAAGGAGGATAGCGTGGACACAACACTAACTTATCTGCTCAACAAATCACACCAACTTGATGTGCATCCTTTGAAGGATGTGCGTGTCGTATGCGGTGTGACAACGAATATTCGTTCACAGTCTAACATATACTCTGCCATATTATTTACACTAACTCCTGGCACCGAGGTATCTGTTATTGACATCGACAATACTGGCAAGTGGTTACACATTCGGTGCTGGAAAGGTTTTGGCTGGATCTATGAACCTTTGGCTAAAGTGGTGGAATAATGACAAAGCTCAAGAGCCGGTATAAGAACATGGCGCACTCAACAAAACCCAGCATCGTACAGGTGCTGGGTTGGCTCTTCTTTTTTGCGGCATTGATCACCGCAGTAGGTTTGCTCTTCATTCATGGATAAGGAGACCACTATGAAAGAATTATGGAAAGGCTTGAAGAAAAAATTTAGTGACTGGTTACATCCCAATACCTTTACAGTCACTATTGTTCTAAACCGATTTGAAGGCTTGGGAACCATTGAACGTTCGGCTCTTGCTACAGATATTTGCATTACTACCTTTGCGCAGGACGTAAAAGAAATAACAATTGATTGGGCTGATGGCTCGATCACCACGGCTGAAGTTACTGACATTTATAATTTGTTAGTTACGAGGTAGCCATGGGACATAAACATAAGATTGATAGTTGGAAGGACTGTCGTGATCCTAAGAATGTAAAAGGTTTTGTAAAAGAAAATGGTTGTGCTGTTGTTCCTGGCAGTGGTGATCACGAGATCATAAAAACTCCTACCGGTGCTTCCTTTACTATATATAACAGGGAGATGAGCACAGGAGTTGCCTGTTCCCTCTTCAAGTGGCTGAAGTATGTCGGACTGCTTGGAGCGATTATTGTTTTGGCTATTATAGCCAACATAGGAGGCTAATGAAAAAATCAGAACTGACAGCTAGAGAAAGTTTTTATCTAATCACTCATTGCTGTACTATGAGTGCTTTGACTGCAGTGTTAGTATTTCTTATAATACTAACACTGCTTCGAATGATTTTATAAGGAGACTAAAATGCCACGCTTTTCAGGAGATTCAAACAATCCTGCCGATGATCTAATGGACTATGCTGATCTTATTCAGATAGAATATCATCTGACTGATGACGAATTGAAAACACTTCTTATTCAATTAGCAGCATACGTTCAAGATCCTAATCAAGGAATATTTCAACTGATCTGTATGAAAAGAAAAGGAGACTAAAATGTCATTCGCACAATTACTACTGAAGAACTACCGACGCATGAAAGGATATCCAATTTTCTATCCTCCCAAACACGCACGCATGAGTGCATATACATATACTTGCGTCAATGAAACTCAACTGAACTTTCTTTTGAATCTATATAACAAATATTGGAGGCAACAATGAGCCGAGAATTCTTTCAATGGATAGCTACCTTTGCGCATCCTGTTACTAAAAATATGCATCTCGTCTCTGTTCAAGCACCCGATGAAGAGAGTGCGGTAGAGACAGCACAGGATCAGTTCAAGGACTTCTGCCATCAGGCAAAACAAAACTATGACGAGTGGGCTATGGAATCAATTGAAGAATTGCTTCCCGACGGTGAGGAGGAGAAAGGAGAATAAAATTGAATGCGCTAGAAAAACACATAATAAGATTAGAGAAGAATGGCTGGACAATTCTTGAGCGCACCGATAAGGTAGTAAAGATGCGCAAGCCAAAGACATTCAACTGGATTTTGTTTATCTTGTTGATGCCGGTGTTTGGCTTAGGATTATTGGTAGTCCTTGACTACCAGATAAGAAAAACTCCACTCATCCTTCTAAGGCTTGACAACAATGGTGTTGTCAAGAAACAAATTCTTAGCTGGTAAGTAAAACATTCTGAACAAAGGAGTATCATAATGACACCTACAGTAATGAGCGATGGCGAACCCATGCGTGGCGATTTCAGAACAATTGCAAAAGATGAAAGACGTTGGACACTACGCAGGATGTCCTTCCAAGGATTGATCAATTTAGCAGAAGGTTTTCTTGGCATGTTTGTTCCCGATGGAGTAGATAAGGAAAACCTAATTGAAGGGATCATTGAAAAGGAGTATCCTGAATGAGCATCCCATTCACGCAATATATGTTACCTAATGGCAGACAAAAACAGATTACGATCGATATGCCAGAGCCGGTTGAAGAGGCAGCAAAAAACTTGATTGAGAAAGGTTGTCATTTCGATATTGAGATCCTTACAACCGGTGCCGTTTCAATGACTTGCGAGAAAGACGAGGAATGTATTGCGATTGAAATTTGTACCAATGGCGAGCAAGTGCCTATTCATGTCAAGAAGTTAGTTCAGACAGCTACCAATCTTTTGGAGGAAAATGAAAAAACGAAAACACACGAAGATAACCAAGCAAAAGATGTCCCAGTCGAAACTGGGACATGAAGTCTCGGCTGAAACACGTGCTAAGATTAGCAAGGCATTGCTGGGACAAAAGAAGAGCAAAGCTACTCGCAAGAAGATGTCAATGAGCCATATAGGCAAGCACCATAGTGCTGATACTAAAGAGTTGATCAGCGATACTTTGAAGTTGAGGCGTATGCTAGTCGGACACAAACCTATGACTCCTGAGCGTCTAAAAAAGCATAAGGCTATGCTACGAAAAAAGAAACCATGGCTGAATGCAAATTCCCAGCGTGCTTTGCGTGAAGGTATTTCTTCTCGTAAAGAACGTGCCGCAATAAAGCGTGCAATGGCTGAATAATTCATTCAACCTTTTAGGTAACAATCACGCAAGGTATTCTCGAAGACTTCTCTATATCAAAATACCTGAAGAAAATGATATAGAGAACTTTCTGGAAAAGATGAGTGAGATTGTTAGATAAAAGGATACAACCAAAAGGAGAATAAAATGTCCGTTGAAAATGTGGTCGCACCCGTAACAGTACACCTAACACCTGCTCAGAAGGCTGCAAAGCTACGAGGAGTTGCACCCAAGGCTGCAAAACCACAGGCTGGTGCCCTACCGTCGTCTGTAGCAAAGAGAGTAAGAAAACCTTCACCCAAGCCGGTAGTAAAGAAAGAAGCACCCAAAGAAGCATCCAAGCAAGCTAAAGGAGCAATGACTAAGGTTTGTTCTTTCTGCGGTAAACCATTATCGCGTCATTCAAGTGTTGAGGCTGGCATGGGAGATGTTTGCAATAGCAAGCATAAATTGTTACCTGCTGGCATGACGATTGAAAATTATCGCAGTGGGTTGACTGAAGTTGATGTTCCTGATGGCTGGATCAAATTGAAGGAAGCAATTGCTAAGGCAAAGACAAAAGGTGTAAGTGGTTATCGCTTTTTACAAGCATGTGGTGGTGATCGTATGCTACGAAAACCATTGAACAAGGTATTCAAAGTTATTTATGTAGATGGCGCACGATACATAGATAGCGATTGTCTGAAGCATCTTGCTGAACTGAAGAAGGTGTAGCACAATAGTAGTAAAATATTTGTGCTTGGTTCTCTCCCTCCTTGGTTGAGTGACGGCTGAATGTTCTCAAGAAGGACATCCCAGAACGGAAAATCCCCTCGGGTCTGACTTTCCCCAGTCAGGACGAGGGGATTTTTTTTGCTTCAGCAAGAGCTATAATTGTTTGTAAGGAACAAAGATCAATACGCATGAATAAAAAAGGTAATCCTAACTTACATAACCCAAACATAAAGAAAGGAGAGATGCCTGCACACCTGCGTGGCAAAGGTTTTGATGCCCATCCTGAACATATATGGAAAGGTGGGCGACCTGCTCATTTCGGAGAGTTGCGTAAATTAGTACAGCAAATGGGGAATGAAGAAATACAAATTGAGCTTGGCACTGGCAAATATAAAAAAAATGTAAGACTAACACGCTTTGAACGAATACTTCTTGACTGGTTCAATAGTCAGTCCTTTGATAAACAGCAAGCAATTATGTCCCATGGTTTTGGCAAGGTGCCTGATAGACTACAAGTAGAGAATGTTTCAGCAGGAAATAATTTTACCGGTATCCCAGCAGATCTTTTAGCACCAAGCTTTTTAGAAGTTTATCGCGATGTAAAGAAAAGGTTACATACTGAATACTTATTGTTTGGTGGTCGTGGCTCAACTAAATCTTCTTTCATTAGCTTAGTTATTATTGAACTTATCATAACCCACCCGACTATACATGCACTAATAACAAGACAGGTAGCGAATACACTGCGTGATAGTGTGTATAGTCAAATGCTATGGGCGATCAATGAACTTGGATTATCTGATAGCTTCAAAGGTACAACGTCTCCTTTACAAATTGAATACATACCTACTGGTCAGATAATTTATTTTAGAGGTGCTGACGATCCTGGTAAGATGAAAAGTATCAAGCCTCCTTTTGGTCATATAGCTATTTTATGGTTTGAAGAGTTAGATCAATTTCATGGACAAGAGGCTGTTCGTAAGATTGAGCAAAGTGCTATTCGTGGTGGGGATGAAGCGTGGATATTCAAGTCATTCAATCCTCCTCGCACCAGCGGTAACTGGGCAAACAAATATGTACAAATACCTAAAGAAAGTCAGCTTCAGCATAAGGCTGACTATACTACGGTGCCGAAGGAGTGGCTTGGTCAAGTATTTATAGACGAGGCTGAACATCTGAAGGAAGTAAATCCTGGAGCATATGATCACGAATACTTAGGAGAGATAAATGGAACAGGTGGGCAAGTATTTGATAATGTTACTCTTCGCAAGATAACTAAGGAAGAGATAGAACAGTTTGATAGAGTACACGAAGGCATTGACTGGGGATTTTATCCCGATCCTTTTGCTTGGGTGCGCTGTCACTATGATGCTAATCGCCACCGGCTATACATATATAATGAATACAAAGCTAACAAGAAAGGTAATGAAGCTGTCTATAAGGAATTGGTCAAGCAAAAAGGTATCTCCAAGCAACAGCTAATCATAGCCGACAATGCTGAGCCAAAATCAGTGGCTGACTTTTTAGCCTATGGTGCCTCTATTCGCTCAGCCGAGAAAGGTGCGGATAGTGTAAGTTATTCAATGAAGTGGTTACAAAGCTTGGCTGAGATAGTAATTGATAATGTTCGCTGTCCTGAAAGTGCTGGTGAGTTTATTGACTATGAGCTGGAGGTAGATAAGGATGGAGAGTACATATCTGAATATCCCGATAAGAACAATCATTTTATCGATGCTACACGTTATGCGCTGAATATGCTATGGCGTCAGCGTGGGCAATAATTCAAAAGGAGACATACAATGGCTGATTTTGTTTTCAATGTAAGTAAAGGACGAGTAGCAGAGTTTGTCAATCGTGTAAAGAATAACGATCCTTCAACCGCAAGGCTTGTTATTATGGTATTGGATGCAAGTGGTCTTGAAGTTCAGTCGGCATTAGAAGACTCAGTTAGTTTTGCTGAGGTGCTTGACGGAACCACTAATGAGCATGCCAGTATGGTTAGGAAATATTTTACCGACGCTGATGCGATTGCCTCAACACCTAACTATGGCTCAAACTTTATGGAGTCAGACATGCCCGACATTACATGGACTGCTGCTACCGGTAATGCAACAGGAGCATTGGTCGTAGGTTATGATCCCAATGGCTCGGCTGACTCGGCGATCATCCCGCTGACGCACCATACGTTTGCGGTAACTCTGGATGGTTCAGATGTTCTTGCTCAGATCTTTTCAACCGGCTTCTATAAAGCTACCTAATTCAGAAAAGGAGATATACAATGGCTATTTCAAGTCTTGCACAACGCACTACCGTATTCACCGCAACGACCACCGCAAATATTGAGTGGCGCACTCCCGCAACTGTTCGAGCAAAGGTGTTAGAGATTTGTTATGAGCAACTAACTGCTATTGCTTCACAGATCGGTCTTGGTCGTCCTCAAGCAATTGGTGCTACTCCTGTCAATGTATTATTTCAAAAAGATGATCCCAGCGATCCTGCTTCAGTAATGAATGGCTCGTTATCCTGGGCAACTTCTCCTACGGTGCCTTTGATTTATCACCGTCGGTGGAATGGTACACTTGCTTCAACTGGTGTGGTGTGGACATTCCCACGTGGTCTTGTTATTCCTATTAGTTTCTCGCTGGTCATTTGGAATATCGCCACGACTGTTGCTGCTGATGTGAACTGCATCTTGGACGAATAAACTATGGCTGAGACTGTTCGCATCCTACCTCTTATTGAGCTGACTGTTGAAGTAGGCAAAGAAGCTGTTATTGAGAAGCGCACTGCTACTCTCGAAGACACTATAAACATTTTCTTGATGGCTAATCCTACTTATCGCTTCTATTGTTTTGGAGTGGATATCATGCCTTGCCTTTGCGCTGTCTTTGTTGAAACAAAATAATAAAGGAGTAATAAATGAATCTATCAAAACTACCGCATGTAAGTGATGCTACATTTTGTATTTGTTTGTTGATAGCTACTGCAATCTTAGTAGCAGTAGTGGTCTTAGCTGCACAGGTATATGGCTAGCATAATGTCAGAGCCAAATATGCTTGATGCTGTTGCTTATATAAACATCTATATGTATGCTGATGGAGCTTTGAAAGTCAGTGGAAATATTGGTGACGTAAAACTTGCATTGCAGATGTTAGATGCTGCAAGAGACGCTATAAAGAATAAGCAACCGAAGACAGTTGCTGATAATAAACTAATTGTACCGGCAGATTATGTTGGAGCTTATCCTTCGGAGACGCATCCGCTTGTACCTTATGGTGATGTGTCTCCGGAGTTGGTTCCGCATCCGAAGGAGTAACTATGACAAGTTTTGTTGGTAATGCAACGTCTGCCTTTTCTAATCAGCTTGCAAAAGATGACAAGCGAATGATGCCAAGATACTTTGTTGAAGCTGATCCATTTGAAGTAGTAAGGATTGGTGCTTCTTGGGATCTGCTCATGGGCTATGAGAATTTTTTTTGGCCTGGAGCCGGTAGGTTAGATACACCAAATGATTTTATACTTGGTGCATTGTGGCATAGCACTCCTGAAATGTTTGAGCCGGCAGGTGGTGGATCGAATTCTCGTTTTGGTATTATAGGTATAACACGCGATGAATATGGTTCCCCACTCGGTGGTGTCTTGGTCAAGTTATTCAGAACAGCCAATGATGAAAAGGTTGATCAGATAATCTCAGACTCCTTTGGGAACTACTTGGTGTCCACTCCTTATTATCCTGAAGGACATTATCTTGTTCAGTACAAAACTGGCACTCCCGATAGATTTGGTTCATCGATCAATACCTTAGTTGCTGGATAAGTAAATGCCTGTTGATTTGATTGTCCGACCTGATGACAAGCTGTCCATTCCCCAAGATACTAATGTTGATCTTGGGGTGTGGTCGGATGATAGATTGCAGATCAGGCAAATATTTCCTTATCTAATTGCTGAAGCTGGAACTAAAGTAAGAGACATAGGACAAGCATCTGAAGCTGAAGTTGCTCAACCTATAACACCAGTAAGAATAAAAATAATTGGTCAAGCAACTGAAACTGAATTAGCTCAAGCTGTAACTGCCAAGAAACTAAAAATTATTGCAGTGGGGCAGGCAAATGAAACAGAGTTGGCTCAAGTTATATCCCAAAGAAAAACAAAGGTAGCAGGTCAATCAACCGAAACAGAGTTGGCTCAAGTTATATCCCGAAGAAAAACAAAGGTAGTTGGTCAATCAACAGAAACTGAACTTGCTCAGGTTATAAGCAAACGAAAAACAAAGGTAGTGGGTCAGACAGCAGAGACTGAACTTGCCCAAGCTATAAGTAAACAAAAAACAAAAGTAGTTGGTCAAGTAGGTGAGTCTGATCTTGCACAATTACTGACAGTTGTTAGAGTAAGAGCAATAGATCAAGCGATTGAAGTAGATTTAGCTCGTGAAATTACTACTGGTCAACAAACTATCGCTATTGGTCAAGCTGTTGAAAGAAACTGGGCTCAACGAATACGAGCACATAACGATCGTATCTATAATATTGAAATGAGTGATCGGGTGCTTATAGTAGAAGGTGAAAGAATGCTGGTGGTTCCTCCGGATGAACTCATAGCTGAAAATACTTTTGACATACCTACCGATGCTCGAGATTTTTTGATCTCTGCTGACATACGAATATTGGAGATAACAAATGACTGATACATTTATAAAGGATCCGAATGCTGTTCTTGACTATGAGTGGGATTGGACAAACTGGTTGACTAATGGAGATACAATTTTATCAGCGACAATCACACCTGACACAGGAATAACTTTAGACTCAACCACGGTAAATGCTCTGACGGTTGTTGGATGGTTTTCAGGTGGGACTGAAGGAGTAGGATATGCGGCAGTCTGTCACATTACAACAGTTCAAGGACGAGTAGATGACAGGACAATTTATCTTGCCTGTAGAAGTGAGTAGCTTATGTTTGCTAGAATATTTCAGTGGCTAAGAGAGGTATGGTCAAAAATGCTAAATCAAACTAGTGTAAAACAAGCTATGGGTATTGAGCTTGCTGTGTCGGCTCCGATGCTTGAAGCATTACAGTTATGGTCATCTATGTATGAAAATACTCCACCATGGCTTGTAAGTGAAGAGGGCAATATAGTTTCGCTGAACTTGGCTTCTGCAATTGCCTCAGAGATATCACGCTCTGTTACTATTGAGATGGAAGTTGAAGTTATTGGTAGCGCACGAGCACTATATCTAAATGAACAATTAGATGCAGTGACTGACAAACTTAGGATAGGTGTTGAAGTTGGTGCTGCCAAAGGTGGCTTGGTGATGAAGCCATATATAAGTGGAGACAAGATTATTGTTGACTTTGTGCAAGCAGATCAATTTTATCCTGTTGCCTTCGATGCTACCGGTAAAATAACTTCTTGTATATTCGTAGACCAAAGAACTATTGGAGGAAATTATTATACAAGATTAGAATTTCATAGCATGGGAACTGATAGCTGTGAAATTACTAATCGTGCATATAAGTCAAGCACACGCGATACTTTAGGAACTGAAGTGCCTTTAGAAACAATACCAGCGTGGGCAGAGTTAGAGCCACAGGCAACCATTACGAGTATTGAGCATCCTTTGTTCTCATATTTTAGATATCCTTTAGCAAACAATATTGATTCTACATCGCCTCTCGGAGTATCTTGTTACTCACGTGCAGTAGATCAGATCAAAGAAGCAGATGTACAATGGACAGATTTTCTTTGGGAGTTTGAAAGTGGCAAGCGTGCCTTGTATGTAGATGAACTTTCTTTTAGTAAAGATTCAGCCGGCAAACCTATCTTGCCTATAAAAAGATTGTATAGAACGTTGGTGGGTGCAACTGAGGTAGGTGGCAAAACTTTATTTGAAGATTGGTCTCCTACATTTCGTCAGGTAGAACTTTTGGCAGGTTTGGATGCAATTCTTCGCAAGATAGAATTCAATTGCGGACTGGCATATGGAACATTATCTAATCCCACAACTGTTGATAAGACTGCTACCGAATTGAAGATCAGCAATCAGCGTTCATATGCTACCATTACCGATACGCAAAAATCGCTTGAAGAGGCACTTGAAGATTTGCTTTATGCTATGGACATATGGGCAACCATAGGTAAATTGGCTCCTGCTGGTGCATACGAAGTTACCTATGTATTTGATGACAGCATTGTGGTAGATAAGGATGCACAATTTCAACAAGATCTTCGCTTAGTTACTAGTCAGATCATGAGTCGTGTTGAATTTCGTATGCGCAATTTTGGAGAAGACAAAGAAACGGCTGAGGCAAAATTAGCTGAGGTTGAGATAGCTCAAACAACTGATTTCTTTGGCAATCCTGTTGGTGGTAGCAAGCCTCCTTTTGGTAAACCAAAAACAGAAGATAAAAAAGCTGACGATAAAAAATCTGAAGATAAAAAATAACCTATGCTTAGTGCTGCTGCTTTTGATTTGATTGCTGTACCTATTTCTGATCTGTATGAGAAATATACTCAGTCAGTGATGAATGACATAGCAAGACGATTAGCAAAAATGAAAATGACCAGCTCAGCAGCATGGCAGATGCAAAGGCTGACTGAAAGTGGCATGGTCTATACTACTGCTATCAATCAATTGGCAAAAATGACTGGTATGGGAAGAGTTGAGTTACGAGAGTTATTCAAGCAAGCTGGTGTTCAAGCTTTGAAATTTGATGATAGCATTTATAAAGAAGCTGGTCTCAATCCATTACCGCTAAACTTATCGCCAGCGATGTTAGATGTGCTTATTGCAGGAATGGAAAAGACTGGCAACATTATGCAGAATTTGACTTTGACTACTGCACTAGATGCTTCAGATAAATTTCAAAATGCTGCAGATCTTGCATATATGCAAGTTTCTAATGGAGCTATGAGCTATGATGAAGCAATTAGGTTGGCAATAAAAGAAGTTGCTAGCAAAGGCTTGAATGTTATAGATTATGCCAGCGGTAGAAAAGATCAGCTTGATGTAGCAATGCGTCGAACAGTTCTTACTGGTGTTGCGCAAACAACAAATAGGTTATCACTTGACCGAGCAAATGAAATGGGTGTTGATTTAGTACAAACTTCTGCACATGCTGGTGCTCGTCCTGAGCATGAAGAGTGGCAAGGACAAATATTTAGTCTGAGTGGCAGAGATCCTAATTACGAGGACTTCACCGATGCTACCGGCTATGGAGAAGCTGATGGCTTGGGTGGTGTAAATTGTCGCCATAGTTTTTATCCATACTTTGAAGGCATAAGTGAAAATGCATATACTCAGCAACAGCTTGATGACATGGCTGATGAGAAGGTTGAATACAATAATAAAGAGCTATCGTTATACGAAGGCACCCAAGTTCAGCGAGGCATTGAGCGAGACATAAGAAAAAACAAACGTGAAGCAGAAGCACTTGGATCTGCTGGGCTTGACAATACTGCAGAGATTGCTAAAGTAAGAGAACTGCAAGCAACCATGAGAGATTTTATTGATCAGACTGGTCTTGATCGTCAGCGTGTACGTGAAGGAGGTAGAGTTGAAAAGGTAGTTGCTCCACCATTGCCACCGGCTCCGCCACCTCCATTACCGTCTTCATCTTCGTCAGCATCAACACCTTCTTCACCCATTACATCACCTTCATCAACCGGTTCAGTTCCTTCAGTTCCTTCAATACCTTTGCCAGCTGGGCATGCACCAACACCGACATGGGTAAAAGATGTCAGTGTTGTTAGACCAAATATTGTTGATCCTAATGTTTCTTATATTCGTGCTATGCAAGATGTTGGCATATATGATTTACCGGCATTAGATGCAAAGTTAGATCGGTGGGCTAATGATGCAGCCAATATGAGTCTTCCTGCACAAACTCCATTAGAAGAACGCAATCGTCTTGGGCTTGTTGAAGTGTTCAAAGATAAGTATCACGAGAAACTAATCTATCGTGATTCTAATAAAGAAATTCTTGGTGCTGTATCCTATGAGAAGCTTGTCGGAGGCGACACAATTCGTTTTGCTGAATTTGGAGCAGTAGGAAAAAATACACGCGAGAGTTTGATGAACGAAATGATCAATGTTGCCAAAGATAGAAGTGTCAATCTTGAGTTTATGAGCCAAGGCAAAGTATCTGAACTAATGCTTTTAGACAAAGGTTTTCAATTACGTCCTGGCACCAATGGCTTGTGGGAATGGAAGATTAGCAATAATGTTGCACCGGTTGTTCGTGTAGAAGATACCAAAGGTATAGAATTGACTCCTAGCACCAACCCACACCATAAAGGTGCATTTGCGTCGGAGAGAGTTATGATCCGAGGAGAAGGTGAAGGCATTCTAAAATTGAATGTTGATAAATCTAGCTGGGGAGATCTTGATGTGCATCAAGGTTTTGCAAAGCGTGAAGTAGCAGCATATGAAATAGATAAATTACTTGGTTTGAATATCGTTCCTAAAACTGTTTCATTTGTTGAGAAAAATGAATACAAAAGTTTGCAAAGTTTTGTTCCCAATTCTAAGGTAGCTTCAGAGATTATGCATGATGTAGGAAATACTATAAAAGGATCCACCCATATATGGAATAGGCTTGATGATAAATCTGAAGTTGGCAAAATGATGTTACTTGACATGATGTCAGCAAATCAAGATAGGCATTATGGTAACTGGCTGGTTGCTGATAAACATCTTGTTGCTATTGACAATGGTTTGGCATATCTTAGAACAATGCCTGATGTACATAACTACAATACAGAATTTGACATGGCAGATAAGGTGAATAAAGCTGGGCAATATTATTTGCCCGACATGTATAAAGACAATCTTCAGAAGGCATGGGATAGTGGTGAATTGAAAAATATTCTAGACAGCATGACTACTGAAGATCCCACAAAGACAGCCTCGCTAATTGAAGCTGGAGAGAAACGTATTGAAGACATCTTACTCAATTGGGATAAATATTTCACAGGAGTGCTTACATGGTAAGTATAAATACAACAATGTTCCAAGTGTATCAACGCACCGATGCAGGCGATGTGTTAGTTGCCGTCATTGATGCGGGCAAAGTTACCGGTGAAAAGGCAGACATGGTTCGTGAGATGCTAGAGAAAGGAGGCTATCCTAATGTTAGTCCAGTGAAAATAATTCATGGCTCTTACTTGTGGGCTGAAGAAGTAGCTCTTGAGGAGAGTTGATATTTGCGTCACGATCGATATATAATTAGTCTATAGATACACCCGTTATCCACAAACGTAAAAGAGTGGGCGACGAATGGTGCTGACCATTTCAAAAAAGCTAGTCGTTCAAAGTAAAAGGAGAACAGCATGAAGAAAGAAGAGTTGGTAAAACTTGGTGTTGCCGAAGAAGTAGCAGATCAGATCATTATCCTTCATGGCAAGGATATTGAGAAATTCAAAGTCAGTGTTGAAGCTTCGCAAGGATCCGTTACAACTATTCAGAAACAACTTGACGAAGCCAATGCCACCATTGAAAGTTTCAAGAAAATGGACATTGAAGGTGTCAAGAAAACAGCAGAAGATTGGAAACAAAAAGCTGAGCAGATTGAGAAAGATAGCAAGGCTCAGTTGGCTCTTCTCAAATTTGATACCGCACTTGACTCTGCCTTGGGCACTGCCAAAGCAAAGAATATCAAAGCAGTAAAAGCATTGCTAAAAGCTGAAGATCTAAAATTATCAGAGAAGGATGGATCCATCATCGGCTTGAAAGAACAGCTTGAGCAGGTGAAGACTGATAATGAATATCTTTTTGACAGCGATGTTCCTGAGACTCCAACTCCCAAAATTGTACTTGGTGCAAATGGTAAGAAAATTGTATCCGATCCGACAGTCATGGCAGCAAGAGTGGCTGCAGGATTACCTAATTCATAAAAGGAGAAATAAAAAATGGCAAACTCAATTGCTTTAGCACTAAAATTTCAACCCATTCTTGACGAGATCTATAAAGCTGCATCGCTGACGGCTGGAATGGATGCACTCACCAAGCCGGTATCTTTTGCCGGAGTCAATGTGGTAAAAGTTTTCAAAACTTCTTTGATCGGTCTTGGTACATACTCTCGCGCGAGTGGATATCCCATCGGTGATGTTACCGGTACATGGGAAATTCTAACTCTCGCAACTGAGCGTGGTCGTGAGCTGTTCATGGATCGCGAAGATGATGAGGAAACTTTGGGCATGGCATTTGGTACACTGGTGGGCGAATACATGCGAACGATGGTGGTTCCTGAAGTTGATGCCTATCGTTTCAGCAAGTATGCTTCCTGGTCAGGCATTACTCAGGTTGGCACTCCTGCTACCTTAGACAAGAACACTGTATTGGATGCGATCGATCTTGCCTCTGGTGTTTTCAATGCGAATGAAGTGCCGGCTGATAGTCGTGTGCTTTATGTCTCCGACACCGTTCAGGGTTTTATGGATGCTGCAGTTTCTCGCATGTATGGGAATGATAGCAATATCAGCACGAGAGTTATGACGTACAATAACATGCCCGTCATTATGGTGCCGCAGACACGCTTCTATAAAGGTATCACGCTCGATGCTGGTGCTACCGCAAGTGCCGGTGGCTATGCCAAGACTGGTGGTAGTGGTCGTGACATCAACTTCATGATGATTCACAAGCCTGCAGTTCTTCAGGTCAAGAAACACGATAATCTGAAGTTATTTAGTCCTGACGAGAATCAGGATAAGGATGGCTGGAAAGTTCAGTATCGGATCTACCACGATGCATTCGCATATGACAATCGCGTCAAAGGCATTTACTCTCACATCAAGGCTTCTTAGGTGGCACTATGAATCCAAGAATTTATGTTGAGAAAGATGGGATCCGAACTGATGCTGAGGAAGGAAATGAACTCGCTCGTTTTCTCAGCATGGGTTATTCTGTAGTTGAAGAAGTGGTTGAAGTGCCTGTTGAAAAACCACTATCAAAGGCTGAGGCAAAAGCAAAAGCAAAGACTGATGCTGAAAATGGAGGTGACGTATGAGCGGGATCGATGTCAAAGGAGTCAATTGGTTGCAGACTCTGAGTAATTTTATCAGTGGTCGTTTAGGAGTCGGAGCACTTTATGTTGCTCGCTTTGAATATGATGTGGCAGATCCTTTGAGACGTCCTGTTGCTGCTCATGGCATGGGAATTTTTATTCCTGCGAATTCCATTATCGTCGGTGGGTTCTTTGATGTGAACACGGTGTTCACTTCAACCGGTGGCAACGGAACGATCGCAATCTCTGTTGAGAGTGCAAATGATATTCAAACTGCGGCAAGCATTGCCGGTGCTCCTTATTCCACCATCGGTCGTAAAGCAATTGTGCCAAAGGCAAACACTCCTGAAGCAACTTCTATAAAAGTTGGATCTGCTGCTAAGGAGATTACCTGCACCGTTGCTGTCAATGCGATGTTGACGGGCAAGCTGACCGGCTATCTGTACTATCTTGCTGGAAGTCCATCAGCATAGGAGATGATATATGAGCGACCGATCATTGAGTGGGATTGAGTGGATAAAAGCTATCATCGGACAGGTAGCGGATCTCTATAAGAGCGAGTATCTACTGCTTGAAACTCCTTTGGTAGATTTGAATACAGCAACGAACATTGGTCTTTATACTGTTCCTACTGGATTCAAATGTGTTATCACTAAAGTTATTTTGAAAGATCCGTCAATCTCTTTGACCACTTGGAGTGGTTCATTCGGATTTGTCACTGCAGCATTTACAGATGTAATTGCAAATGCTGCTCATACAACTTTGACAGGCGCAACGATTTATGAAATTGTTCCTGCTAAAGTTGGTTCGAGAATTGGTTCTGCGGCTGAAGTATTCACTCTGAAGAACAATACGCTACAAGGTGCTGCGGCAACTTGTACTATTCAAGTCTTTGGGCATATGCTTCCCGCATAACTAAAAGGAGACTGAGGCTATGACAGTTACCTATGTAGACTACACTTATTATGTTGGAACATATCGTGGGACTGTCATAGCTTCAGATGATTTTCCTCAACTTGCTTTGCGTGCTAGTGCCATTCTTGATCAGATAACTTTTCAGCGTGCTGCACCTATTGTTGCTGAAGCCACGGATGCTGACACTATTGATCGAATCAAAATGGCTACTTGCACAATAGCAGAGGAATATCAAAGAGTTTCTACCGGTAGCAATCAGCAAGATTATATTCAGCAGGAAACTGTCGGAGCACATTCCGTAACATATTTTGCAGGTGCTGGAATGAATGTTGCTCAGATAGAAAGTTACTCGGATATTGCAAGAGTGTATCTTGCTTCTACCGGTTTGATGTTTCGGGGATTTACAATCGATGAGAGTTGATACTGCTCTTACCATTTACAATCTATATATAAATCCTTCCACTCGTGCTGAAGAATATACTCGGCACGAAATTGCTGAAGCTCATTGGGAAAGTAGGAAGGCATCTAATGTACTTGCTACCGGTGGACAGTCAGAAGCGGATCAGGCAAGGATCTTCATACCGCTGAGCAGTCTTATTTATTATGTGACTCCTGTGAGTTGGAAATTGTTACCTAATAAGGCTGTGTATTGGACAGTTCAGATCGGTGATGTAATTGTAAAAGGTAATGTGAGCGATGTTATAAATTCTGGATTTACTATAACAACTCTCAAAAAAACTTATGACAATGTTTTGATTGTCTCTTCCGTGGATCCAATGTTGTATGGCTCAGAGATTATGCAACATTTACAGATAGGTGCCCGATGACTTCACCTGTTATAGAAACTCCACGAGGTGGCATCGTAATTACTAAATCTGGCAAAGCTAGTCTTGTGTGGAATACAGAATTCAAACCCAAGCGTCAGAAAGATTTCAAGAAGGCACAAAAATTTGTTGACTCTGAAGTGCTTCGCTATTCTGAGCCATACATTCCACTTCTAACTGGTATGCTTATCAAGTCAGGAATTTTAGGAACATATATCGGTAGTGGTGAGGTAGCTTGGATTGCTCCATATTCAAAAGCTCAGTATTATAACAAGCGTCCGATAGGACGGCAGACAGGAGAATTGCGTGGTGGCTTTTGGTTTCAGCGAATGAAAGAAACTCATTGGCAAGCAATTCTTGAAGGAGCACGTAAAATAGCTGGGAGACAAAAGCTATGACAGTTATTGCAGATCTGAAGACATACCTTGCTACATATTCAGGACTAAAATCTGGTGCACCGGTGTGGGTTGATTATCTTGGAGCGGATCCGACACAGTATTCTATCTCTCCGCTAGCAGGTGAGCAGGTGTCTGAGTGGTATGTAGATGGTAAGTCCGAGCGACAATTTCCTTTTGCTTTTCAGTCTGTTGAAAGTACAGCTGATGAATTAGAGCGATTAGAAACGAATGGATTTTTCGAACTATTTGCTAAATGGCTTGAAGATCAAACCAATACTGGTGTGCTACCTACACTATCAGGTAACAAAGTTGCAACAAAAATTGAAGCACTGGGCTGGGCATATCTGTATCAGCAAGGACAATCCGATACCGGTATCTATCAAGTGCAATGCCGGCTAACATACGATCAAACATAAGGAGATAAATAATGGCAACTAAAATCAAAAGAAGTCAAGTAAAGATGTTCTTGAATACCACTCCTCAATCCACTGCTACATATAAAATAATTGGAGATGGTGTTACCAATGCAAAAATTGCATACAATCCTAAGACTACCGAAGAAACATATGTTACGCAAGATAGTGCATCGATCTCCATAGATAGTTATGCTCCCAATGTTCCTGTTGAAGCTTCTGCTAAATATGGTGACGATGTTTTCAACTACATCGATGGTTTGCGGATCGCTCGTGCGGTTTTGTCTGCAGCAGAGACTGATGTCGTGAATGTTTGGGCATACAAGAGCGGTGGTCCGAGTGCCTATCCTGCTGAAAAACAGACGTGCTCAATTCAGATCGATGACTTTGGTGGTGAAGGTGGTGTTGCTGCAAAAATAAATTACACCATCAACTATCTTGGCGATCCTATTGTTGGAACTTTCAATACTGGCACTTCTGTATTCACTCCATCATAAGGAGATAAGACATGACTGCATCCAAAGTAAAACGAAGTCTGATTCGTTCTTTTCTAAATACCGGTACACCAGGATCTCCGACATGGTCTCTTATTGGTGATGGTGTCACCAGTGCAAAAATTGCATACAATCCTAAGACAACTGAGGAAACATACATAACTCAAGACAGTGCATCTATTTCCATAGATAGCTATGCACCAAATATGCCAGTAGAAGCTTCTGCTAAGTATGGCGATGCTGCATTCGACTGGGTTGATCTACTTAGGATTGCGCGTGGTGTTCTTGCTACCGCTGAGACTGAAGTTGTCAATGTCTGGCTATATCGGACTCCGACTGGCTTAGGATACTATGGTGCTGAAAAGCAAGCTTGTAGTATTCAGATAGATGATTTTGGCGGAGAAGGTGGAGTTGCCACAAAAATAAATTTCACGATCAACTATCTGGGCGATCCTGTTCTTGGAACATTTAGTCCAGGTGATTTGGAATTTGTTCCGGATCCTATTCTAACCAAACTTGCTACGATGGTTGCCTCGGGACTAACTTTTGTACCAGTCTTCAACAAAGGTTGGTTATGGTATGCCTGTGCTACAAGTAACTCGTCAGCTAATATGAGTTCAACTGTTGAGACTGTCGGAGCTACCATTATTCAAAAATATAACTCTACCGTGGTTGGTCAAGGTGGTGCTGCTACCTTAGCAATGGGATTGACAACATTGACATACGAAGTTACCAATGGTGCTGAAGTTTCAACCTACACCGTCGAAGTCACAAGGACATAATCATAATGGAAAATCTAAAAATAGATACCGGTACAAAAAGAATAATGATCAATGATGATCCAAATAATGTGCTAGAATTCAATCCAGCAGATGTTGCATTTGCAGAAGCATTCTATCAGCTTATGAAAAATTTTGAAGAAAAGCAAGTAGAGTATTCAGCACGAGCAGAAGCACTGGATAAAAACAAGGCTGTAGACTCCACCGGTGTACCGATAAACTTTCAGGAAGGAATGGAGTTGTTGCGTGAGATAAATATTTTTATGCGTGGTGAGATAGATATCTTATTTGGTGCTGGAACAAGTCAAAAATTGTTTGGGAATGCTGTAAACTTACAAATGTTTACTCAACTGTTTGAAGGCATAACTCCATTCATTGCCTCTGCTCGTGTTGCGAAAGTATCTGCATATGCTCCTGTAGTAAAATCAAAAGTCAAAAAGCATAAGAAAAATGTGATGTCGTGAGCATACTTTTTTCTGAGCTACCTACGATGATCACAATTGTAGGAATAGACTATCCTATCCGCTCAGATTTTCGCAATGCTATTAGGATAATGCTTGGCTATGAAGATATTGAACTTACTATGCTAGAGAAGCAAACCATTTTGCTCAATATACTATATGAGACAGAGCCGGTAGATAAAATGATTGCTATCTCGCAAGGTTTGAAATTTTTGAATGGTGGTGTAGTCGGGGAAGAAGATGCAGACGAGCCATCTGTGCGTGTGTATTCCTTTTCTAAAGATGCTAATCTTATCTATGCAGCATTTCAGCAAACTCATAATATTGATCTTACTACCGCAGAAATGCATTGGTGGAAATTTCTAGCTTTGTTTATGGATCTCGGATCCGATACACTTTTCTGCAATCTGGTTGGTCTTAGGAAAAGATTGAAAACTGGAAAAGCATCTAAAGAAGAGCGTGAGGCAGCAAGAGATATGCAAAGTTTACTTGAGTTGCCTGAGCCAGACACTCGCACACTTGAAGAGAAAAGATTAGAAGAAGAATTTGTGCGATCTATTGGAGGTGCCTAAATGGCAGCAGGATATGACGGCTCTATAAAATTTGATACATCTATTTCACCTGCTGGATTCAACAAAGGTATAAAAAATCTTTTTGCTTCTATGAAAGGTGCTCTGGGATTGCTTGGGATTGCTTTTGGTATTACTGCTTTGATCTCATTTGGCAAGCAAGCCATTCAACTCGGAGCAGCATTGAGAGCAGTAAGAATTCGTGCTGTTGCAGTATTTGGTAACTCGGTGAAAGAAGTAACTGCCAATATGGAACTGTTGGGTCAGTCAACTAATAACTGTGGTGATGACTTATTAGAATTGGCAACTTCTTTTCAGATAGCTTTTAGTGCTATGGGATTTGGTTCTGCAAAAGCAGAGGACATGTCTGAACAACTAACAAAGTTATCTTTAGACATGGCTGCATTTTATGGAAAAGATAAGGTTGAAGTTGCACATGCATTGCGTTTAGCAACCATGGGTTTGACAAGAGGACTAAGAGAGTATGGCATTGTTCTTGATCAAAACACCATAAAAGCAAAAGCATATGAGATGAAGTTATATAGTGGCACCGGTGCACTAAGTCAGCAAGCAAAAGCGCAAGCCATATTACAGCTCATCACCGAACGGACTACTGCTTCTCAAGACTATGCTGCAAAAACTGCAAATACATATATGGGTCGCATACGTGGCATAAAAGTAGCAATAGAAGATGTTTCTGAGAATGTGGGCATAGGATTGATGACAGCATTGGGAGGATTGCTACCTTTTATTCGAATATTTGTAGATTGGCTGGTCAGACTATCTCAAGCTTTTATGACTCTCATGGGAGTTATATTTGGTGTTCGTACACCGATAGTGGCTTCTTCAACAGCATTGGAAGATTCAGCTAGTGCGGCAGGAGATTTAGAAGATGGTATGGCTGGTGCTGGAAAAGCTGCAAAAGGAGCATTGGCTGCATTCGATCAAATAAATGTTCTTCAGCAAGAAGATGGTGGTGGTGCAGGAATGAAAGCACTTCCTGCGATACCTGCTATGCCGGCAATTGACTTTGAGCAAACTGAAGGAACTTTTCAAAAGTGGTGGGCAACTTTCAAAGAAACGTGGAAAACTAATTGGGAAAATTTGAAGTTGATTGTCAAAACTATTTGGGATGAAATTATTCGTGCCTTCTCTACAGGAGATTTCAGCACTATAAAAGAATGGCTTGGTCTCTTATGGAATTGGTTTGTTACCGAATTCTTACCTACTGTTGGTGGCTTCATGGCAAATTTGCTTACTATTGCTGCGCAGTATATTTATGCCTTTGTTCAGAATAGCATTATTGTTATTCGCTGGGCATGGGAAAATCTAAAAATAATCATCGGAGCAATAGTTAGTGCGATCCTCCAAAAAATAATTGATACGTGGCTTCTAATTGTAGCATGGGTTCAAACCAATGTTATCGATCCGCTGAAGCTTGCTTGGGAAACAGGATTAGATGCAATAAAAACCAAATGGCAGACTATATGGGATGGCATAAAATTATTGGTGAAGAATACTGTCAATACAATAATTGGTTTTATCAATACCATGATCTCAGCTATTGCTACCGGTATCAATACAGTTATTAGCGGGCTGAACAAAATAAAAGTTACCATACCAAAGTGGGTGCCTGGAATTGGTGGCAATATTTGGTCACTAAACATTCCTTCAGTCTCTGCTCCAAAAATTCCTATGCTTGCTACCGGTGCTGTTATTCCTCCTAATAGTCAATTTGCAGCTATCTTAGGAGATCAGAGCAAAGGTACAAATATAGAAGCACCCGAACAATTGATCCGACAGATCATAAACGAAGAGATAGGAAATATCTCTGCAGATATAAAAATAAGTTTTGAAGGATCACTTGGTGCTTTGGTAAGAGAATTGAAACCTGTTATTGATCGAGAGAATATTCGAGTTGGTGGTAGCTTAGTACAAGGAAGCAAAGTATGATAACACTTGATGGAGTTACTTACAATATACCAGTTATCTCTCTTACTCGGACAGCTGATTTTCTTGATAAGTATGCAGAGCGCACTGAAGATGGAGATCTACATCGTGAGCTAATTGGTGTATATTTCAATTACAAATTAGAATTAGGAACACCAACAGATCCCAATGTATATGATGCTGTATGGAACAAACTAACTGAGCCAGAGGAATTTCATACGGTGGTCATTCCCGATGGTGTCTCTGGTACACGAAGTTTTACTGCATATTTTGCAAATGTAACAGATAAACTTCGAAGACTAAAAGGTACAGACAATTATTGGTCTTCTCTAACTGTCAATTTCATATCTAAGTCACCAACAAGAAACTAATGACAAAAACATCTGTGCAAGTTTCATTTGGACTTTATGCGCTGGAGATCAAGCAAGATAGTCTTCCGAGCATGAGCAATCTTCAGCCGTTTTCAAAAGCTAATGATCTTCGCACAGATAAGGCAGCAAGCAAACAATTTGCTACACTTGAGCCAAACTTTTGGTTGTTAGATGGCACCTATAAATTTGTTCCGGATATTTTGACCACAGTTCATGTTGGCATAATAAGTTTAGCCATGAGTACATATACCGGTGCCTTTGACACACCACCAGTTCTTACTGTTGATTTTACACAGATTCATTCTGTTGCTACCGGTATCACACTAAGATTTTCAAGATACTCTGCAGATAGTGCAGGATATATAAATGTAAAATATTACAATTCAAGTTATAGCTTGATATGCTCAGATGATTATTATCCGACCAGTACAGAATTCTCGACAGGAAAAACAGTAAACAATTTCCAAAGAATTGTTATAACTTTTTATACGACAAGCAAACCATTTAGATATCTTAGATTGCAAGGAATTGATTTTGGTGAGCTTGTTTACTTTACACCAGACATGATACAGACAGCTGAAGTGGTTGAAGAGTGTGATATGATAGGTGCTGAGGCACGTATTGATACTTTTGAATTAGGATTATTTTCCAACAATACAGATTTTTCAATTCTGAATCCTGCTGGAGAATATGCAAGTTTGACACAGCATCAGCCATTAGCGGTATATGAGATCATTGATGACGAAGAAGAAGTATTTATTGGACAGTTTTATTTAGATAAATGGAAAAACATATCTCAGAAGCAGATAAGTTTTTCGTGCATAGATTTACTTGGAGTGCTTGAGACCAAAAAATGCTATGGTGGGATATGGCTTGGCTCTGGTATTTTGCTTGAAGATCTTATTGAGCTTTTGCTACAACCGGTAGCAGCACCATATGAAATACATCCGGATCTATATGGCATAACTATGAAAGGCTGGCTTTCCATTGGCACCTATCGTACAGCTTTGCAGCAAATTGTTTTTGCTGCTGGTGCTTATGTAGATTGCAGTCGTGATCGTCTTTTGAAAATATATCCTGCTCGGATCGCTGAGGACATAACAAATATTGACATAAATATTCCTATAACTAAAAAAGGTACAGAGCAATCTCTTGAGCTTCGTGCTACTATATCTGGTGTAGAGATAACAGCACATGATTACTCTACCGGCTCTGCTAGCAAATCTTTATTTAGTGGCACATTGCCTATTGGTGATTACACAATTGAGTTCTCTGAAGCCATGCATACATTATCTGTTACCGGTGCTACAGTTTCTTCTTCGGGAGCTAATTATGCTATTTTACATGTTACTGTACAGGGATCAGTTACTTTGTCTGGTTTGACTTATAATGATGCTCAGCGTGTTTATTCTATAACTAATCCTGGTGTTACTGCTGTTATCAAGCCAAATATTCTAAAAGTTACCGGTGCAACTATGGTCAGCTCATACAATGGACAAGCTGTTGCACAACGAGTGTATGATTATAACATGCAGAGATATAAACAAATATTGAAAATGTATATTCCTGAAATTGCTATTGGTCACATTGCATTGATTGATTCCTTTGAAGGAGAACAAATTCGTGCGTCAGTTGAAAAAATTAGTTTAGATTTAGCACGTGGTTTCAAAGCAGAAGCTGAAATGATTGGAGTAAAAGTCTAATGGCTGGTTGGCGACCACCGGTAACTAATAGAACTGCAGCAGACATAGAACAAAAAACAACCAAAGGTTATTTCAATCTTGAAGATTGGATCCGTATCTATGGCAATGCCTTGAAGTTACATGATCTTGTTGAGCTATTGATTCCTGTCGCTGTTCCATTTACTACAATTCCAATTCTTTATATTACTGAAATTATGTCTGTTGCAAGAGTCAATACTTTGTTAGTCAATATTGAGACAATAAAAACTTCTACGGGTTTTGGCAATCTTATAGGCTTGACTACACTGAAGACAGATTGGACAGCTGGTCTAACTGTAATAGCACCAACATATATAGATGTAAATACATGGGAGAACAATGAGCTGATTTTGTGGAATGCGCTTATCAATTTTTCTAATGATCGAATTAGTTGTAAGGTAGGAAAAGCAGGACAATCCAGGATCCGACAAAGAATGTTCCGCGTATATAGTCTTGGTACTTTTACAGAGACAAGCAATAGATATGCGAGATGTGGTGTTGCAATATCGGGTGCTGGTATTAATAGACAAAATAAATGGAGAGGTTATCTATGAAAACATATGCAAATACTTTAGCACTTCCTGAAAGCATTGTAGCTAAAAGAATTCACAATCTTGACTCTGCTGCAACTTTAGTTTACTATCGTGTACCAAGTGCCATTGAGCAAAGCTATGTTGGAATTGAAAGTGAAATTATTACAGACGAAGACATGGCTGAGTTACTTGCAACTCCTTTGACTGTAGCAGAGCAAAGTGCTATTGCTCGCAAACAAGAAGCATTTGACAATGCTAAACTTACTGCTGAATTGAAATCAGTTACTCGAGCCGAGGCACGTGAGTATATTGATGAAAATGTAACTGATTTAGCAAGTGCAAAAGGTGTGTTGAAAATCTTAGCGAGCATGATCATTGCTTTGCGCGATGAAGTATTCCCTGAACTTCCAGAATCATAAAGGAGATTTATTATGGCTGATTATGTACCGACTACTTGGATTGATGAAGTCCTTGCTGATGCAGAACGTTTTGACATAAAAGACAATGGTGGAACAGAGATTCATGGCAATGTGCAAATTGCTTTGAAGACCGGAGTCACTCAAGCAGGAACAGCAGTTGATGCTACTCGTTTGAACAACATTGAAGCGGGGATCCAAAACTATGCAGAAGCTCAAACCAAATCAGAGAAGACAACCCCTGTAGCTGCTGATGTATTTTGGTTATGGGATAGTGTTGCTTCTGCTTTGAAAAATATTTCATGGTCAGGGTTACAAGCAGCACTCAAAACTTATTTTGATACCTTGTATCCTTTGCTTACAAGTGACCATATAAAAGTCAAAGTACAATTTTTAGCTGTTCCCAACTCTGCTGGATTGGTAGTTGCTGATGATATGGCTGATGGGTATTATTGGGTGCCTGCTGAATTGAATGGCTATAATCTTATAGCTTGTCATGCTTGCGTCAAGACACCTTCTTCAAGCGGGCTTCCTACTTATCAAATTGCCCGTATTCGTAGTGGTTCAGCTCAAGATATTCTAACAACAAAAATAACTCTTGACACCACTGAAGTGACTAGTATGACCGCAGCAACTCAGCCTGTTATAAATACTTCCTATGATGATGTTGCTACTGGTGATGCTTATCGTTTTGATTGTGATGGGGCTGGAACTGGAACGTATGGGACTTCATTCTTGCTAACTTTCCAGAAACCATAAGGACATTGATATGGCTATAACTTATTTGCGTGGATACTCAACTCAAAATGGTAACAATATTACAGTAGACTCAACTGATGCGGATTGTATTGTTCACATCAATTATTGCTGCTCTGCTTATAATTTAGCAAACGCAACTTTTGATGGAGTGAATAATGGAGCACGTTGGTCCCCGAATACGGGGGGAATAAAATACTTCAATTGTGATGTATGGATTGCTCCCCCTAAAGGTTCAGGTAAAACATTGACTTGTGGCACCGGCAATCCTGGGACATATACTACTGATGGTTGGGTCTTTGTACTGCGTGGGGTCAAGCAAAAGATCCCTACAGACTTACAATCATACTTAGCAAGTGCTTCTGGTCCATTTACTCTAACAGCTGTCAAGCCAATTACTGGATATGTTTGTAGTGCGGGCAAAAATGGAAGGGATGGTTTTGGAGTAGTAGATTCACAAACTACTTATGCTAATATAAGTTGGAGACCTGAACTGACTAAAATAAGTGGCAAAAATGGTTCAGCAGGCAGGACTGTAACTTATGATTATGATAGTAGTGGTGACTCTAATCATATTCTTGCTTTATTCCTTGACCAATTTAGATCTGGTGGTGGAGTGATGACCTATTGTAAGGAATGGGTCAAGAAATATAATGACCTTATGAAACAAGGGGCTGTAGATCTTAGCAAACAGCCATTACTTCAAATCTAAGGAGATCTATTATGACAGAGAGTCAGGTATTGCTTTTGCTTCAGATCCCTCTTGCGGGAGTAGTGGTGCTGGTAGTGGTCCTATTCCTGAAACATCTAAGGGAAACAGTGGACAAATTCATGGCTTCTCAATCTGAGATGCTTGATAAATTTATGCTGGCAATAAAAGAACAGCGAGAGATCAACGTCAGATCTATGAAGGAGGTGTCTGATAACATAAGGGAATTGGACCGTTTGGTAGTGGATAAGCTAAATGAGATGGAAGTCTCCCGTGCTTTTTATTCAACTCAACTCAAAAAGGAGCAACAAGATGGAAAATGAAATTCTAACTGTGGCATTCGTGATCGCAATAACAGCATTCTTCAAGGACAAAATGGGCCTGAAAGGTTGGTGGGTGCTTCTGGCTGCCTTCCTGGTGTTACTCTTTCTGACTTATATCCCTGTGGTCATTGCCCTGTATCCCCCTGCTGCGCCATGGCTCACTCCGTTGGTGCGTCTTATCACCGTGGTGCTTGCTGCTGTCGGCTCTGTTGACTTTGTAAAAATGATTCGATCACCCAAGCCATCTTGAGCTACTTCAGGAATGGCTGGTTGAAAGGTTGAAATAGAGATATAATCGAGGTTACTATAATATAACCCACCCACTCAAAAGGAGCCAAAAATGGTTACAGATTTTCTTCAAAATGATTCTGATCTGATCCGTGCCCTACTATATATATATGCAGGGCAAACAGCCGAAGAACAAAGCATTCGTGAAACCTATGTCAGCAATGGCATAGGTTTCAATGCAGTTGATGCTGAATTTTTATCTTCAGTATCCCAACAGATCTTAGATGGAAGAACAATGACTGAGAAACAAATTCATTACATTCGATTGCGTCTAGGAAAATATCATAACCAATTAGCTGATGGCAATTGGAAGAATATAATTTTGCCTGAGGCAACTGCTAAAGGAAAACCCAAATCAATTGCTACCGGTACATTGTCATTAGATAATGCGGTGGGATTGAAATTCACTCCTAATATTTATCCAAGCAAACAGATAAAAAGTATTGGCTTCACTTTCTGGTCGGGAGGAGCATGGCATCAAGCAAAACCGCACATCACTATGCAAATTGTAAATGATCTGAAGAAAATGTTTGGCGACATAGCTATTGATGAAGCAGTTATAAAAGCAGTAACACCAACAGAAGTAAAGTTGCCAGAACTGATCTCTGATCACGAGCAATTATTTCCATTTCAGAAAGAGACTATAAAATTCTCGCTCACTAATAAGCATGTTCTTATTAGCTTAGCACCAGGACTGGGCAAGACAGCTTGTGGCATTTTTGCTGCACAAGCAGCAGGTTGCAAAAGCATCTTAGTTATCTCACCGCTATCTCTTCTGTATAACTGGCGCAATGAAATAAAAAAATGGGTGAGTGAAGATGCAGTTATTTGGTATCAGAAAAACTTACCTATCCCAAGCAAGTGGGTCATAACAAATTATGATACCTTGCGTCTTCATCCTAAGCAATTTGAAAAGGCTTGGGACTGCATAATAATTGATGAGACAATACTTATCAAGAATAGAAAAGCTCAGCGTTCAAAAGTTGTTGCTGAGTTGGTAAAAGCTAGTGCTCCGAAATATGTTTTCGAGCTATCGGGTGCACCTGTTAGTAAAATGTACACCGATATGTGGTCACAATTGACTGTACTTGATCCCAACAGATTTTCTAGTTTTTGGAGATTTGCGGAAAGATACTGTGTAGTTGAAAGTAATCAATGGTCTAAATATAATCTGGTTGCTAACAAGCCTGATGCCGGCAAACAAATTGTTGAAGATCTAGCTGACATTTATTTTGCTCGCAGTCAAGAAGATGTTCTTGAGCTACCTGAATTCATCTTTGAAGATATCCATATCCCAATGACTAAAGAGCAAGATAAATTATATGGACAAATGGAAGAAGAATTTATGGCAGACTTATCCGAGGATGATCGGTTGCTTGCTCCTAATGTGCTGACACAATTACTACGACTGGTACAATTTGCAAGCAATCCTACACTGGTCGGAGGCATTGAAAAATCATCTAAGTGGGATGCTTGTATTGAAATGCTTGAATTTGAACAGCCTCCATTTATAGTATGGACAAATTTCATAGCTACCGCAGAGAAGATGGTTGAACGAATTCGAGAGAAAGGTTACACAGCTGAAAAACTAACAGGTGCTACACCTATTGAAGAGAGGCAAGCTATTGTAGATGCTTTTCAAGGTAGCAAGTTAGATGTAATTGTTGCTCATCCGGCAGTAGGTAAGTTTGGTCTAACACTAACTGCTGCTCGGACAGCAATTTATCTTGAGCGTGGTTACAATGCTGATGACTATTATCAAAGTCTCTACCGTGTAAAACGTATTGGAACAAAATTCAGTCCGCATATCCTGCACTTGATAAGCGACAGAGCGGGAGGTGGCTCAACAATTGACAGCACAATAGGTAAAATATTGGAAGGAAGAAAGTCAATGGTTGAGAGCATAACCAATATGGGACTAAAAGAAATGATACTAAATTCAAAATAGAAAAGAGGCTATCATGAACGATAAATTCAAGAATGCATATGTTGTACAAAATACTCACCATGACTTTGATCCAGTCAAAAAGATTGCAGAGAACATAATTTTTGTAACCAATGGCTATGAAGAAGAGAATACACTTTATGAAGTAATCTCTAAAGGATTGGAAGGCTTCAATAACAATACAGATATTTTGATTCCTGTTGGCAATGTTGTGGCAAACTTTATAGCCGGTAGAATTCTTGGGGAGGCATATGAAGAGATCTGGCTTGCGATTTTCAAAGACAAGCAATATCACCTAATGGCTATGAACTACAATAGCATGAGCGAGAAGGATATCTAAAATGGTAAAACTTTTTTCAGTCAGCCACTCTAAATTATCTTGCTTCAGACGCTGTAAGCAGCAATACCATTGGAAATACATGCAAGGTTACTACACCAAAGGTAGCATTGGTCAGGCACGTGGTACAGCTGGACATAGTGCATTAGCGGTAT